GTCATTAGTTTATATCCTTTTCAAATTTTTGTTTTAATGAAATAACAGCATTATTAAACTCTTCTGAAGTCTCAATATCTTTCTGAAAGTTTATGCCTAGGGTCTCCAGTCTTTCCTGTGCAATAGTGTCAAGGGGTAACTGGCTCAGAGTGTGTCTAGTCTTTAAAAAGATAGTTTCCAGAGTTTCAGCCAACAATTTTATTTTGTTGTCTAGATAGTCTTCATCTTGAAGCAATTCAAATTGATTTGGGTCTGAAACATCTAATATAGATATTTCAAGTCCTAACCTCTTTAAATTCTGTTTAATGGTTAAATGGTAGAGTTCTAATAAGCTAGATACTTCCACCGCTTGTTTAATATTATTTTTTTCTGTCATTGGGTTTTTCTCCTATAAGTTAAAAATGGTTAATAAAATTGAATATACAAATATTGCAAAAACAACTTTGTATATAATAGCAATTAAGTCATACATGTATAAGTCTCCTTTTTTAGTTTTATGTAAATAATTGTTCATAATTTGTGGATAAAGTGATTTGCAATGCGTGTCCAGAGTGTATGTCAAAATTAAACATACAAAAAAACCCAGCTAAGAATTAACTTAACTGGGTCTGAATGTAGGCAATTAATATTTAAGCGACTGCTCTAACTTGCTCCAACCATATTGGGCTGTTGACAACTTGCACAACTTCTTTCTGTCTCTGTAGTCTGACATTATGAAGTTTTGATTTTTTGTTCGTATTGTTGACGATGACACCTTTGTCATTCTCATAACTATCTTGAACACCACCAACATGAGTAGACCAATTCGTAAGGGCATTATAAACAGTATACAAGTTAAGACCCATACCATGGTTTAGTTCATCTTCAAATCTTGCCATTAATGCACCAAATGATTTTTGGTTGACATTCTGTTTAAGCTTGTCCTCTTCTGACAAATTTTCATCGATAGCCTTTTGTAGATTTTCAGCAGTCTGAAAGTTATCAGAATAATTTACAGATTTAAGTTTAACTTCTTTCTTGGCAACAGTCTCCTGAAAGAGTTTGATGACCCATTCTTCTGTTACTGGGGTATCTAGCATTTTTCTGAAGTGTTCACCATGTTCTGCAAAGTCTCCAGTCGCATTAGAAATCTTGTTAACTTCTCCAGCAACATCAAATCCGCTAGTATGTTTTAGCAGTCTGTGAAAGTATCTCTTACCACCGAACACCATTGTATTCTGACAAAAGTCTCTGAATTGACCAACAAATGCCTGAAATTTCCATGAGGTATCAGTAGAATTTAAAGCCACTATTTTTAAACATGAAGTATCATCTTGACCAATTCCAGTATCTCCAAAGTTTTCGGAATGATCTAAAAATAAGATTTCCCTCTGCACCTTGGTATAATCATCAAAGGCAAAATCATTAACTTGAACATTCTCTTTTGATAGATCATCATTTTTAAGAATTGCTTTGTTCAGTTTATCGAATATATCATTATGTTGAATAAGTTTATACTTACTTGATACTGGTGCTTTAAACTCAAATCTATTTTCTTCTGGAATATCAAGATATATCCCTCTTCTACCAGTGACCTTTTCATAGTCTCCAGTATACTTATTTTTAGAAAATAAATCATCTTCTCTAAACTTAACATCAAATACAGATAGATCAGTAATATCATTGTGGCTCTTCTGATCAGTAAGCCATTCGTAACTTGCACCCATTTTGGTACTCCTTAAAATTACTATATAAGAAATTTTATATAGTTTGTGATTTTCTTATATAGCAATTTAAGGATAGGTGCAAGTCCTATGTAGGTTTTTAATGTTTTAAAAATCCCACGATAGATTTTCTTTTTGGGTTAGAGCATAATTTGCAAGATTGGCAATCTTTAACTGCTCCAGTTTGTTCAGGGCATATGACAATTTTATTGACTGACAAATTTGATCTGTAATCTTGTTTTTCGCTATCTGACATTTTCTCATATTGGTTTTTAGTTACTGACAATACAGCAGTTACAGGTAGGTTTGTTTTCTTGCGTAGGACAAGTGCGTCTCCAGTATTATCTGCTGACAAGTTTAGATTAAACCCTCTTTTTACTGCATAGCGAATATGAGCTAAGTTTTCCTGCCTAGTGTATTTATGAGTGTAGGCAATGACATCTCCACCATTATTAGCTTTAACTAATTTCTTCAGTCTAGGGAAATCTATCTTGCCATTGTTACCAACAATGTCACCAACTATATTATATCTCCAGAGCCTATCAGGATTTTCCTGCCTAAACTTTCTGACATCGCTGACAAATTCATCCCAGTTATTATTTTCAGATTTACTGTATCGATCCCAGTGTAGTCTTATAGGGAAGCGTTCACCATAACAACCATTCTTTTTTAGACTGCAAGTATCAGGGCAAGTTTTTCTAGGGCTATAGCTTGTGGGCATATCTCCAACTTTCCTAGATTGTGTATTATTGATGAACTTGTATTGCATTATTTATTTTCCAATGTAGTAGAATATTGAAGCCTTAAATTGAAGTGATCATCAATATGTGGGTTAGGTAAAATCTCTACCTTAACTTTTTTCTGTTCAGGACAACTTGCAATCGCTATGTCAACTTTCTCAGTTATGTATTTCATAGCTTCTTGTAGGTCTGAAAATATGACTGAATGTCTCTGACCTACTTTATTAACAAAAACCTTTTTTTCGTATTTATATTCGTTACTCATTTTATTCCTCTATCTAGGAAAAGCCCAAAGTCTTCCAAGTGCTTTTCATCATTAAATTTAATTCTACAATGTAGGTAATTAAATGCGTCATTATCATTTTTAAATTTTAAGATATCATTTTTCTTATCTTGTAAATATATTGCGTCTTCATATCTCTTATCTAATAAATATATTGCTACCATTTTTTTACCTTCTTTTCTTTTTTACATTATAGAATATTTAATGTCAAATATTTTTTTTCTCTATCTAGGAAATAAAACATACTGGCTGTTTTTTTCTTCTGCTACCTCTAAAAGATATTCTCTTCTTTCTTCTGCATTGTAACTATAATTTCTAAAGTACTCATCTTCTGACACTTTGATATTACAAAATTCAAGAAGCTCATCATTGGTATAAGCTGACAAAGGTTTTTCATCTGACGGATTAAATGACATATCTCCATACACTCCCATTATGCTGACAAGTTATAAATATCTTCAAAGTTGTAAAACTTACCTTTGAAGTTTAGGTATTTAAAATTCGCTAGGTTGAAAGTTCTATAATGTTTTGCGTTATGATCGTAGGCGACAAAAGAAAATTGAGGCTCATCTTTTCTGCCTGTTCCCTTAATGTGTTTTTTAACACCTAGGGAAATATTATATTTCTTGATAGCGTCTGCACTGTTAGAATAATACCTTAAACCGACAAATCTGTTACCTACCAATTCTTTAAGGTTAACTAAAAATTGATCGGCTACTTCTTTTATATATACACTTTCTTGTTTTTCTGTATCTTGCATTTTCATCTCCTAAAATTTACTTAATACCCATACTATACACAAAGAAACAATAATGACAAGTATTTTATATATCCCTAAAAATATCTGCATTATGGTAGTCTCCCTGTAAATCCATAGTTATCATCATTGATGACAACTTGTACCTTATCTTTTCTCGGTGGCTCTTCTCCCTCCTTGTAAACATAGAAGCCGATGACAATTTGTTCTGCGTCTGTATCGTCATGGACATACCACTCCAACACCTGATCATTTTGCTCTATGACTTTATCTCTGACAGTATCTAGGAGATCAGTTAAAGCTCCCTCTGTTTCACTATCTATTTTCATCTTGTGTCTCCTGTTTTTTTAAAACCCACTGACCATTTTTTCTTTCTACCTTATCTTTTAGAGGTCTGCTGTTTCCTCCAGTGTGCGACATACTCTTGAATTTACTTTTTCTAGGTTTGCCCTCTATCTGTTTTTTAGCCACTCTTCTTCTCCTATAAATTTATTAATTTCATTTTGACGACTATCAGGCTGTTCATCTGCTAAAGAATTACACTTACTGCATTTTAATTCTTTCTTACTGTGAATATAATTTGATAAACATTCACAATCCCAATAATTTTCATTTAAGATTAGAGCCACTCTTCTTCTCCATTGTCATCAATCCATTGTTTAGCTTGTTCTAGTGTTTTAAATTCTTCAGCAACCACATCAAGTCTATCAGGACTCCAAATTAAATGTCTCTCAATATCATCATAATTTATTGTTTGTTGTTGATAATCATAGCTAATACAAAAACCTTTATATTCTTCATTATGTCCACTATAAGTTTTAGCCACTCTTCTTCTCCATAAATTTGTATCTAGGAAGTGTAATAGGTCTTGCCTTCTTGTCTTTCCTATCCTGCATTTGTAGTTCGTATTTCCACTTAGCTTTTGTTTTGTAATCTTTTTCTACCATTATAATTCTCCAACATAACGAAAACAGCGTTCTCCCATTTCTTTGTGGGCTTGATCTCTTTTTTCCTACCTATAATTTTTGTTTTAACCATTCTCTAAATCCTTTGCCCTCATGTTTCTTATCTCGATACTGTTCTGATAGGTAGGATTCATCAGAATAATTTCGCAACCTAGCAAGAACATCATCTTTATAAAATCCTCTGTTGTATGCGTCATCGCCAAATGCTATCTCGTAAACTTCTCTGATAAATTCTAACATCTCAGGAGCAGTCCTAAACTCTCCCAGTATGTTTGCCCTTTTCTCTAATGTTTTCCTACCCTCTACATCTAGGGGATGATGTTCGTATTTCATATTCTTTCCTCCCATTTTTCAATCCATGTTAACTGTTTACAACTTTGCCTACCTAGGATAAAATACAAAGCATTAATATATCCTAGATCATACTGTATATCTACTTGGTTTTCTGTTTCTTCTGCCCAACCGTTTCTTATGTCATTTTTATATTGCTTTATGACATCGGCTAATCTTTTTCTTATCTCTTGTTTTGTTTTCATTTTCATCTCCTATGTTGTAACATGTCGAAAGAGAGCTATTTTTTAGGACACTATTTAATGGCTTTCCCTGTTAACACCTTGCAGTTCTACAAGATCAATGCCAACTCTCTTTCTGTCCGAAAACTACTAGGCTCTATAGTATTATCTCTCACCGACCATTCGTTTTCGTATTCGTATTCTTACTAGCGAGAGAGAGTTCCGTAATGGGTAGATCAAACCCAACTTCTGACTCTCTCTCTACCCTAAAAGCTACATAACTTCCTCAACCAGTCTTCAATAATTATACAATTATCTAATAGACTGTCAGGTCATTCATATGGTTATTACACATGCCTTATTACCTTAGTGACCATTCGCTTTTAGTATAACTCCCAGTAGTAAGTAAATTGCATGTCAGGAGCAACCCCAACTCAGTATATTTTTAAGCACATTACCAAGACTTATTTCGTGCTCTTACTACTAGGTAACCTAGCTAGGTTAATTTCTGTGATGTAGGCATTGATAGGATATCTCTTAGGGTATATTTTAATGGGTTTACTCCCTTGTTTAAGGAATGCTTTCCACAGACTTTCACTGCCTTTCCCAACCTACATCACTCTCTTTGCCAGTTTGTGTGGGGAAGGAAAATATGGTAGGGAAAAATAAAAAAACCTACCTATAAAAAACCACACTTTACTAGCTAAGAAACTCAATCTCTTTTCTCCTCTTCTTTATGTCTTGTTTCTAAAATCATTTTTATCTTTTCTAATTTTGTATTCGTCTCTGCATAATCTATATTCATTTTTAAATATAACTTAGATAATTCTTCTGAACAAGATTTAATATCTTTTGTTAGTTTATTTATACCTAAAATTGTTTTTAAAAAAGTAATCATGTTTATCCTTATAATTTAGCCATTTACTAATGTCAAATCTTTTTTTAAGTTTTTTTATTTGACTATAACAGTATATGAATTAAAATATATAATACTCCCTAATATTATTATGTTTATTTAAAAGCTAAAGCTTATTATATAGATATGTTTTTATATGTCAAATATATTTGTTTATTTTTTTTAGGAGGGAAATATGAAAATAAATTTTACTAGACTCGTTATGCTTGTAGTGACAATACAAGTTACAATTCTGTCAGTCGTATCTCAACTACTGGGCTGACAAAAATGTTTACTGACAAAAGGTGACAAAATGGCTGACAAAAATAAATGAAAAGTTCTTCTGCTTAATCTGACATTTGCGATTTATTGTTTTTGTGTTGACACTGACATCCAGTTAGTCCATACTAGGGCAAACAAGCGAATGAAGATTCGATTGCAGATAACTTCGGAGTTAGAAAATGATTACTGATGTCATACTACAGTTAGCCCCACCGCCTAGTCAAGAAGGTGTAGCACTGAGATATGATTGTCCTTTCTGCGATCATAAAAAAACTCTCTCTATCAAAAATGACAACGGAACTATTCTGTACCACTGCTTCTCTGCATCATGTGATGTAAGAGGCAAGGTGTCTGACAGAAAAGAACTGACATTCAGCAAACCTAAAATAGTTGCTGACAAACCTGTTCCCCTTGACTCACGCAGTTTTGTGCCCCTAGGTAGAAACCAAAAGGCTCTCGACATGGTGGTCAAGCGGAACAGCTATGAAGCTTATCGAAAAGGTATTGCTGACATTCAGTATGATGTTAGGCAAGACAGGGTAGTGTTTATGGTCAAGCGAGATGACAAGGTGGTAGATGCTGTGGGTAGGAAATTATCTGAGGCTGACAAAAGACCTAAGTGGTTTCGCTATGCAAGGAGCAGACATCCATTTGTTTGCGATGCTCAGACTGACAGTGACAAAGCTGTCTTGGTAGAAGATTGTTTTTCTGCCTGTGCTGTTTCTCAAGCTCACACTGGTATTGCACTGATGGGAACAAATCTTCCAAATGACTACTTGACAACCCTTAAAAATTACAGTAAAATAATAATAGCATTGGACAGAGATGCCTCCAAAAAAGCTGTTGAACTAACTAAACACATTAGGTTAGTGGTACCAGCTTCTTTGACTTTTTTAGAAAAGGATATTAAAAATATGGAACTTAACAAAATCATGGAGATACAATGACAAGTCAAGCAAAGCCACATACGGCACCTACAAAAAGATTCGATAGAGAACTGTTTAATGCAAATGATCCTCAGACAAGAGAGTCAGCTAAAAAATTATTACCACCAAAATTGAAAGAGATATTAGGACTAGATGAAGAGCCTGTCTTGGAAGATAATCCAAAGGCATATGGTATTGATCTTATCTGTGAAAAACATAACCTCAGTGTTGAGGTAGAAACAAAACATGGATGGGGCTCTGGTAAATTTCAATGGGGTGACATGCATATTCCTAGAAGAAAATTTAGATACACAAAAGTTGATGGTGAAGTTTTCTTTGTCGTGTTTAACACTGACAGAACGCAAGCTGGTATAATGACAAAAGACTCTGTTAAGAAAGAGAGAGTAGTTAATAAATTCAATAGGTTATCCAGATTACATGAGGATTATATCTCGGTACCTGTTAAGGAAATTATATGGGTGTAGCATGCAAAACCAATTACCAACAGATTATCAAAATTTTATTCACAAGTCTCGTTACGCTAGGTGGCGAGAAGAAGACGCAAGAAGAGAGACTTGGGTAGAGACAGTTACTAGATACTTTGACTACCTAGAAGAACATCTAAGAGACGAACATGGTTATCAGATTACGACTGAACTAAAGAGAAGATTAGAAGATAGGGTTATCAATCTTGAGATTATGCCTTCTATGAGAGCACTGATGACAGCAGGACTTGCCTTAGATAGGTGCAATGTAGCAGGATATAATTGTTCCTACCTACCAGTCGACAGTCAAAGGTCGTTTGACGAATGTCTTTACATTTTGATGTGCGGAACTGGTGTAGGTTTTTCTGTAGAAAAGAAATACACCGACAATCTTCCCAAGGTAGCAGAAGCACTTAGCCCTACAGAAACTAAAGTGATAGTCTCTGATTCTAAGGAGGGTTGGGCTAAAGGTTACAAAGAACTTATATCATTGTTATACACAGGACAGATACCTCAGTGGGATTTGTCTCGCCTACGCCCTGCAGGAGCTAGACTAAAAACATTTGGCGGTAGATCATCTGGTCCAGACCCACTTGACGATTTGTTCAAGTTTACAGTAGAAATTTTTAAAAAATCTGCAGGTAGGCGTTTAAAGCCCATAGAGTGCCATGACATTATGTGCAAGATAGGATCAGTGGTAGTGGTAGGTGGAGTCAGAAGATCGGCTCTAATAAGCTTATCTGACCTTGACGATCAAGAGATGGCTTTAGCTAAGTCTGGTGAGTGGTGGAATGGTGAAGGACAAAGAGCATTAGCAAACAACTCTGTGTGTTACAAAAATACACCACCTATAGGTATTTTTATGAAAGAGTGGTTAAATCTTTACAATTCCAAGTCAGGAGAAAGAGGGATATTTAGTCGAGATGCTTCTGTTAGACAGGCAAAAAAGAACGGCAGAAGAAAGACGAAATATGATTTCGGAACTAACCCTTGTAGTGAAATAATATTACGCCCATATCAATTCTGCAACCTGACAGAAGTAGTAGTCAGAGAGACAGACACTGTTAAGACATTAGAAGGTAAGGTATCAGATGCTACTATACTAGGTACATTTCAATCTACCTTGACAAACTTTAAATACTTACGCAAGATTTGGCAAAACAATACAGAAGAAGAAAGATTGTTAGGTGTATCTCTTACAGGTATACTAGATAATCCTAAGCTAGGAAAAGCAGATGACCTGAAGAGGTTACGACAAGTGGCTGTAGATACCAACCTAGGATTGTCAGACAGATTAGGTATACCTCAATCTACTTCTATTACTTGTGTTAAACCATCAGGTACAGTTTCTCAGTTAGTAGATTCTGCATCAGGCATACATGCAAGACATTCAGCTTACTACATAAGAACTGTAAGAGGAGATAAGAAAGACCCTCTAACTAATTTTATGATAGATCAAGGCATACCTTGTGAGGATGATTTGATTCAACCAGACAATACTGTTGTGTTTTCATTTCCTATGAAATCGCCAGAAACTGCGGTTTTGAGAGATGATATAGATGCTATAACACAATTAGAAACATGGAAAACTTACCAAGAGCACTGGTGTGAACACAAACCTTCAGTTACTATTACTGTTAGAGAAGACGAATGGTTTGATGTGGGAGCATGGGTGTTTAACAACTTTAAAGATGTGGCAGGGGTATCATTTTTACCTCATTCTGATCACACTTATAAGCAGGCACCTTACCAAGAGATAACGAAAAAAGAGTATGATGCTTTGACTAAACAAATGCCAACCAATGTGGATTGGACATTACTTTCTAACTACGAACAAGAGGACAATACAAAGGGTATGCAAGAGCTGGCATGTACAGCAGATGCCTGTGAGATTGTAGACATAACATGATATCATTATTAGGCTCATTACTAGGATTCGGTACAAGTTTCTTACCTAGTGTTATGGGGTTTTTTGAAAAGAAACAGGCTAACAAACAAGAACTTTTAATGCTTGAAGCTAAGGCTAAATATGCATCAGAATTAAGTAAATTAAAATTACAAGAGATGGATGCTCAGGCAGATATAGAAGAAGTGAAAGGTTTGTATAAACATGCTGAGTCATTAGCACAGGCAAACAAATCTACATTTGTATCTGCCTTACAAGCATCAGTGCGACCAGTTATAACCTACGCTTTCTTTAGCGTATTTGCATTTGTTAAAATTACCTATGTAGTAATAGCAGTGCAAGGCGGAACAGAAGTGTTACCTGCTATCTTGGAAGCATGGGATTCTGAAAGTCAAACTATCTTTGCTGCTATTATAAGTTTTTGGTTTGGTAATCGTTTATTTAAATCAAGGAGCAAATAATGGCTGGTGGGGCATCTTTTAAAAAGCATCCAGAGGGAGCTATGTCTCCCTTGTTTCCTTTTGGTCCGATGATGATGCATGCTAAACTTCCTATGGATTTGGTTAGAAGATTAAATAAATACACTAACAAAACTGTAAAGGATGAAAAGAAATCTAAACAGCTAGATCATTCTGATCATCTTGTAGGTAAACTTAAACAAGAATTTTTAATTGATCATACCGAGTTAAATAAACACACTGATACTTTTAATCAAATTATAGCTAATTTTGTTTCAACAGAGTTGGCTAGACATTTTAAACAATTATCAGAAGGTACAGGTTTTTCTATCCAGTATAATTCTGCATGGATTGTTCGTCAATTTGCTGGCGAATTTAATCCTGCACATATACATACAGAATGTGATTTGTCCTGTGTAGGATATTTAAAACTACCACCTGAAATAGATAAAGAGTGGGAAGAAGATTACAAAGACCATTACCCTTGTAAAGGTCACATAGAATTTTTACATGGCTCTTCTGGAAAAATGCATACACATACTTTTCTTGTTAAGCCTAGTGTAGGTGATTTTTTTGTATTCCCTTCTGATTTAATTCATATGGTTTATCCTTTTTATTCTGATGGTGAGAGGCGATCTTTTAGTATGAACATGAGTATTGTTCAACAAAGAATAGATGAAAATGGACAAGCTACAGAAACTATAAGAGACAACAAAGAAGACCTAAGTCATAGAGCTAAAAAATGGGAGCTTGACCCTTTAGGTAAATAGTAATATAATGTTCCAACCTTTTTAGGAGAAAAACATGGAGCCACAGATAATAGCACTACTTTTAAGTAGGGAAAACTTTGAAAAGGCAAAAGCCTTAGTTACCAAAGATATGTTTGATAAGAAATACAAAACTATCTTTGATGCGATAATGCACTACCATACTAAGTATGAGGGAGACTTATCGAAAGACAATTTATATTTAGTACATAGGAATTTATATCCTGCCATGCCAGACTCTACCAGAGAAGCTGTAGAAGAGGCTATAAAAAACATACCTGAAGATGTTGACGGTGATCCTCAGTTTGTATTAGATACGCTGACTGAGTTCTGGCGTAGAGAGATGGCTCGTAAGGTAGGAGAAACAGCAATAGACATTTGGAATGGTGAGTCTACAAACTTTGGTGATTTACGCCAAATGGTAGATCAAATAATAAATCAGGATTCTGCTACAGGCATACTGTCAATGCAGAGAGAAGAAACAGATGTAGAGACATTGTTTCAAGAGTTTGATGAAGACCCTGATTTTCCATTCCCATTAACAACATTACATGATGAAGTATCAGGAACCTATAGAGGCAATCTAGGGATTATCTTTGCTCGCCCTGAGAGTGGTAAGTCATCTTTCTGTGCTTTCCTATCTGCAGAAGCAATACGCAAAGGGCATAGGGTTGGTTACATAATGAATGAAGAGACAGCTAAAAGAATGAAGGCTAGGATATTAACTGCCTACTTTAATGTCCACAAGGATAACTATGAAGATAGTTTACCTGAGATGAAAGAAGTCTACAAAAGAGAGATAGAAGAAAATCTGTACATCATGGACTCTGTAGGCTCCGACATAGCAGAGATAGATCAGTTTGCAAAATTAAATAAAATTGATATACTGTTTGTAGACCAATTAGATAAGGTTAAAATAAACGGAGAGTTTGGTAGAGGTGATGAGAGATTGAAA